ATACTGTAGTTAGAGTAGTCGTTATAAATAATGATGTATTATTAGACGAATCAAATAATGAAGTAGAGCAATTGGGAATTGACTTCTGTAGAGATTTATTTGGTGGAACTTGGATTCAAACAAGTTACAACAAAACCTTTAGAAAGAATTTTGCGGGAAAAGGGTTTACATATGATTCTACAAGAGATGCATTTATTCCGCCACATACATGGTCATCTTGGTTATTAAATGAAGAAACTTGTCAATGGGAACCCCCAATTGCATATCCAGATGATGGGCAATTATACCAATGGGATGAAGAAAATACTCAATGGACTTTAATAGAATAGAGGCAAAAAAATGGCAACAACTTTAAATTCTTCAGGTGTCCTGTTTTCGGAAGGAGGGACTCTTAATGGCTCGTCCGATGTCAACTCTCAAAATTATTTAACATGGAACGGACTATTTAGAGCACAAGTAGGATTCGGTCAGCTCACCGGGGGATCTGCCTCCTCTAGTTATACTCCTAGATTTGATCTATACCAAAATTTTACTATTACTCTCACTGGCAACATAACACTAAACAATCCATCGCAAACCAGTTATCGGCCGCAATTGGGACAAAGTGGTATCTTTGTTTTCGTACACACTGGAAGAACATTGTCATTGGGAACTGATTATGAAACTCCCGGTGGTAATGGAATTACGTTGTCTGGTGGAACAACACAGACAGTAGATTTGGTTCCTTACTATGCAAGGGGCACTCAGGCAATAATGTTAGGCACACCCTTACTTAACTATTCATGATAATCAATAGGAAACATTTATAATGGCATTTGGTTCTCCGCAATTCTTATACAGCAGTGGTGATGCGAACATTTATCCATCCAATGCAGTATCAGGACAATCATTAGAATTCAATTCGTACGCTTTCGATAGTCCTACGAGTAGAACCGGAGCAACTAATAGTTATGGTAGTGTAAACTACAGCTCATTCCTATCAAAACAATTTACTGTGACGACATCATCAAATTCTAATGATGCGTGTACTTATAGTTTTTGGATAAAGAAAAATCAAGATACCTTTAACAAAACTGAAACTAATCTTCATCAATGTGTTGTAACATCTGCACGAGAAACCAGTTGGGATACAACAACCAATTTCGATGTCACTGATAATTATTTAACTATTCTTTTTGATGATAAACAAAGACTTGTAGTTCGGCAGTCAAAGATTAACGGTGCAAAGACAACTATAAGCAAATATGCAAGTGAAATGGTATTCAGAGATTATTCTGCATGGTATCATATTGTAGTGTCAATTGATTGTGATGCTAGTTCTAGTTCGGACAGATTAAAAGTTTATGTTAATGGTTATCAAATTTCAATGGAGTTAGCTCCTTCAAGTTCTTCTTCAACCTTGGTTTTTGAGGGATTTGGTGAGTCAAGTGATTCTAGTGAATTACAACGAAAAGTGTTCAGCACCTCCTCTAGCTCTTTGCGAAAATTTCAAGAATTAATTGGTTTAAATCCTTTTACTAGTACTGTTGAGAATTCGTCCGGTTCAAAAGGTTCTCATGATCCGCAGAATGCCGCATTTTTAATGGCCAACTTAGCAGAATTTCACTGTATTGATGGACAAGCACTTGATGCAAGTGACTTTGGAAAGTTTGTACGAAATGTGTGGGTTCCAATAGAATATACTGGAAGTTATGGAAATACTGGGTATCAATTTAAATTTGATGATAATTCTAATGACACCTCTGGCAACAGCAATCACTTTACCTCATATAATGTTTATGCAAGAGACTACAGTCCTTCTAATCCAACAAATACTTTTTGTACTATAAATACAAACGATGTCAGACACACTGGTGGTAGTAGATTTCTTAGAAATGATAATACATATTTAAGAACCAAGATTGGTCGTAGTAGTAATATCGCTGGATTCGGAGCCTTTGGCACTATGGGTGCCTCAAGTGGCAAATGGTATTGGGAAATATCATCAGATTATTCAATTGCCGATGGTAGATCTGCTAGTTATGGTATTTCTGCAAGCGGTCAAGTTAATTTTATAAGACCTTGGCAGTCTGGGGTGACTTTTGCACAAGTGCCAGCGGAACAGCAAAAATATCTTATGGCCGATGGATGGGGGTATATGACTTACCCTAGAGGAGACGACAACGGACGATACAGAGATAGGGCTTTGCCATACGCGGAGGGTAATGCATCAGTCGAGGGCACTATTTTTATGATTGCTCTGGATTTAGATGAAGGTCTAATTCATTTTGGGAAAAATGGTGCATGGTATACTCCTGCAAAAATTGATACTGATCCTACTTTTAATAGTTCTGCTACGCAAGCGGTAATTCATTCATACTCGGCTTCCACTCCCACACTTAATAGTTCTACTGCATCTTTTATATTGCCTGAAGGATACGAAAAAATTCTTTGGCAACCATATGTAAATCATTATAGTGCATACAGCGTTTATGTTGAAACTAACTTAAATTTTGGTCAAAATCCTACTTTCGGTGGGAATCAATCTCCCGGCACAACTTATGCAGATGACAATGGTTATGGAGAGTTTTATTATAAAGTTCCTGAAGGATTCAAAGCATGGTGTACTCAAAATCTTCCGATCGGTGAAGGAGTTGATATTGCAAAAAATAACTCTCCAATAGATTATTTTGATGCAAAAATTTATAATGATAGCAATGAATATGTAAACGGCAACTTCAATGAAATATCAGTTCCTATAGGGGTTAAAATTGGAACTGGGACATCTCCATATTTCTTAACTAAATCGTTGACACTTTCCATTCCTTGGGTGGGATTTGGTGATGCGATTGGGAAATCTGCTGTTTCTTCCGAGGATTCTTTCTACGACGAATATTATCATCCAAACCGAAGAGACAATGAAACTCCGGATGGAGAAAATCGCGATTTTAGTGTTAGCAGTATCCAAACACACTTTGCAACGTTAGATCTCAGTCAAAATGCAGTTGAACTCAGAGATATAATTGGATCACCAGTTTATCCGCAAAGTAGTCTTGATAATCACGTAATGTATCAGTGGAGTCTGTCCCCGACAGGTAGTCCTGTAGTTCCGCAGAGGGCATTAACTTATACAGGAAACGGTTCTGCTACCAGACTTTTAACACATGGACTTGGTGTCGAACCAGACTTTATACTATTTCATAATAAAGATCACGGAGCTGCTTCAATAACTTACAATAGGTATACTGGATTTGCAGTATGGTATAATAATTCTTTCCCTCCAACCACATCTGATGATTTAATAGATGCACTGAATGTTTCTGAAGAATACCTCGTATCACTCAGAGGGTTTAGAACTGAAAGTGGGTATGATAATGGTGGAGTTTTAGATTATCAAAACACAGATTTTTTAAGTGGCATTACAGAAAACAGATTTACACTTTCTCACGGTGCGACTACTGGTGGTGTTAATGGATTTAATGGTACAGGAGGTCGTATAGGATCTGGTGCTCTTGAATCCTTTAATGTAAACGGTCATGAATATTTTGTGCAATTGTTTGCTAACTATGACGGTTATTTTAGAGCCGGATATTATGAATCAAATGGCAGTGAATATGGAGTATTTGTCTATACTGGATTTAGACCTGCTTGGATACTAATTAAAGCACCCCACACTTCTTACAATAGTTTTTTTCATATTGTTGACCAAAAGATCGCAGATTCTCCAGATCACAACTTTAATCATTATGCAACTGCATCTTTTGGTTGGACTAATTCATTAACTGGACGGCCTAGTGTTGGTAATCCAACAAGTACCTTTGGTGAACACGATGATTTAATATTTAAAGATAGCTCTGAAGTGTTAGGTGCTCAAGTCTTGATTATGTCTAATGGGTTTATGGTTATGAATAAACGAAATTCTATGAATGAGACTACCCAACTAAATAATTACTCTTATGTCCATACATATGCAGCGTTTGCAGATCAACCATATAAATATGCTAATGCATTCTAGAATTTTTAGGAGAAAAAATCAATGCCGTGGAAATATGCTAATACTGTAATAAAACCATATCAGTCTTGGGAACAAACATGTGCGAATAATGATGTCGTATTGCATTCTGGTGATTGGTATCGTTGGTCTGATGAAGAAAAAATTGCCGCGGGATTAGTTTTTGAGGAACCACAACCTAGGCAAGCATCTTTAGATAAAACCATATATAGTGGATATGATGAAGATAACAATCCTGTAGTGAGAGAAGATCTACTGACAGATATAAGAGATTCTATAGTAAAAGGTCTTAAAGAAACAGTCGGTAATTTGCTTCAACCAACTGATTGGTACTATACAAGAAAAATAGAAACTGGACAAGATGTTCCTGAAAATGTGGTTAATTACAGAACTGCGGTAAGAAATCATCTAATTAGTTTAGAGGCATCTTGGGACGCAGTGACTGATGATGAATCTTTTAAATCTTTATACTATGCTGAAGATGATTATCCTAACCCAGAAGACTACAATCTATAGTCATTATAAATAGTCTTATAGATAAACTCTTAGGACTATTTTTATGGCAAATCCTACCACACGAGAAGAATTAAAAAAATACTGCATGAGGAGATTGGGGCATCCGGTCATCGAAATTAATGTCGATGAAGACCAGATGCAAGATCGAATTGATGACGCATTAGAGTATTATCGTGATTATCATTTTGATGGTTCGGAAAGGACATTCCTTAAACATCAAGTTACTGCTGATGATATTACCAATGAATATGTCACGGTGCCAAGCACAATCAATGGCATTATTAATGTCTTCCCAGTAGGCACTGGACTCAACGCAAACAACCTATTCAATCTCAGGTATCAAGTAACACTGAATGAGATTTATGATTGGTCTCATTCTCAGTTTCAGAACTATGTCAGTTCTATGGAACGTATCGCATTAATGGAAGAAATTTTTGTCGGAAAACAACCTCTAAGATTCAGTCGGCATACTGATCGACTGTATCTAGATATGGATTGGTCTGCGAGAGTAACCGTCGGAGAATATTTGATCATAGAATGTTATCGTATTCTTGATCCAGATACTTACACCTCTGTATGGGGGGATCGTTGGTTGCGTCAATATTGCACACAATTGTTCAAACGACAATGGGGAGAGAACCTTAAAAAGTTTGAAGGAATGCAATTGCCGGGTGGACTGCAATTTAACGGTCAAACAATCTGGTCAGAAGCGGATGAAGAAATTAAACGGTTGGAAGAAGAGGTAGTAAATTCTTACTCACTTCCTGCAATGGACATGATTGGGTAATTAAATGCCTACTACAAATCTATACTTTAACAATTTTGCTTTTACACAAGAGCAAAACCTTATAGAAAATTTGATCATTGAATCGATCAAAATTTATGGTATAGATGTGATGTATATGCCTAGAAAAATGGTGAAGGAAGACACTCTGTTTGGTGAAGATATTCTTTCCAAATTCGAAACGGCATATCAAATTGAAATGTACATTAAGTCTGTCGATGGGTTTCAAGGTGAAGGAGATTTTCTCTCCAAATTTGGTCTTGAAATCCAAGATGAACTTGTCCTTACAGTTTCTCAAAGACGATTTGGTGAGGAAATCAATAAACTTGATACGACTCCTACAAATGAATTAGAAGGTATCGGCCGTCCATCTGAGGGAGATCTAATATATTTCCCACTCAATGGCAAAATATTTGAAGTCAAGTTTGTTGAACACGAATCTATTTTTTACCAGATGGGATCATTACAAACCTATGATCTGAGTCTAGCATTGTTTACTTACAATAATGAAATACTTGACACTGGACTTTCTGTTGTTGATAACATCGAAGAGAAGTTCTCTACTGATCGAGGAATCTACGAGTTGCTTACTGAGGCAGGAGAAGTTCTTGTCTTTGAAGATGGTACGTCAATTGTTCGTGAAGATTACGACATTAGTCAAATTGATTCTCAGGCAAACAATGAGTACTTTACGACATCAAGTATTGATTTCTTGGACTTCTCTGAGTCCAATCCATTTTCTGAAGAGGGTAGTTGGTAATGTTTGGTAATCCACAATACTATCACGGTGCCATACGAAAGTATGTCATTATGTTCGGCAATATGTTTAACGAAATTGAAATTGTTAGATATAATGCAAGCAATCAACCCACTCAACAGTTTCGATTGCCAATTGCATATGGACCACGAGAAAAATTTCTTTCTCGTCTGAGAACTGATCCGAGTTTAGATCGCGCAATTGCATTACAATTGCCTAGACTGTCTTTTGAAATAACGAATTACACATACGATCCTTCTAGAAGTTTAAACAAACTTCAAAAAAATATTTACTCGTCGACGGATAATGATAAAGTAAAAAATCAACAAGTTCCTGTGCCATACAATATTGACTTTGCATTATATGGAATGTTTGGCAACCAAGAAGATGCGGTACAAACTATCGAACAAATCTTGCCTTTCTTTAGACCAGAATGGGTCAATACGATGAAGTTGGTGACAGATACTAATGAGTACTATGATATTCCAACAATATTTACTGGGATGAGTATTGAAGACACTTATGATGGTGATTTCCAAACAAGACGAGCATTAATATACACCATGAATTTTGTGGTGAAAGGATACATTTTTGGTCCTGTCAAAAATTCTGCGGTTATTAAAAAGTCTATTATTAATGCGTTTGCAAATACTACTGCCACATCCTCAGTGAATAGTAAACTCACATTGACACCGGGGTTACTTGCAAACGGGTCTCCAACAACAAATGCTACTGCATCAGTTGCATCATCATTAATTAGTGCTTCTGATAATTATGGATTTGCATTTGAAAGAGAAAACTTTTTTGATAGTTCAGGTCAGTAAAGCATGTTAAAATTAGGTATAAACTGTGAAAAACAAAACAACAAAAAGTTTAAATGAAATATTTGAAGTTAATGCTGAGTTGGTAGAAGAAAAACAACCGACACTCAGGAGAGAAAATTTTGACGCAAGAACAAAATACGACGACGATATTACAAAAGACTACACCTATGCACGCGAAAATCTCTATGATGTTATCGAACGAGGCACTGAGGCACTCGACTATCTATTGGAACTTGCAAAGGCGTCTGAACACCCGAGGGCGTTTGAGGTCGTTTCCACACTCACAAAAACTCTTGTGGACGCAAACAAAGACTTACTTGAAGTGCAAAGCAAAGTCAAGAAACTCAAAGAAGAAGACAAGCAACCACAGAATGTGACAAATGCATTGTTCGTTGGTAGCACTGCTGATCTACAAAAACTAATTAAGGGTGATGATGATTGATCGTGGTTATAATGGCAATGCGAATCTAAAAAAGAAAGGACAAGTCATTGAGTGGACGCAAGACAAGATACAAGAATTTGTTAAGTGTGCTAAAGACCCTTCCTACTTTGCCGAAAAATACATCAACATCGTCCATGTAGATCGTGGATTGATTCCGATTGCACTGTATGACTATCAACGAGACATCATTGATAAAATTACCAACAATCGTCGATGTGCGGTTGTAACCTCTCGTCAAGCAGGTAAAACAACCACTGCGGTCTGCGTTATATTACATTATGTGTTATTTAATGAGCATCGCACTGTAGCATTGCTTGCAAACAAAGGTGATGCCGCACGAGAGATTCTTGATCGAGTCAAGATAGCATACGAAGCATTGCCCAAGTGGTTGCAACAAGGTGTGGTGGAATGGAACAAAGGTTCCGTCGAATTTGAGAATGGGTGTAAGATTCTTGCATCTGCCACATCCTCCTCTGCGATTCGTGGTAAGTCTATTTCATTCCTATACATCGATGAGACCGCGTTCGTAGAAAACTGGGATGAGTTCTTTGCCTCAGTATTCCCAACCATTTCATCTGGTAATACCACTAAGATTCTACTGACATCCACACCAAATGGACTCAATCACTTCTATAAGACATGCGAGGGTGCGCGTGAGGGAACGAATGGATACGAGTTCGTACAAGTGATGTGGCAAGATGTACCGGGTCGTGATGATGCATGGAAGCAAGAGATGCTTTCGTCGATGGATTATGACTACGAAAAGTTCGCACAAGAGTTTGAGTGTCAGTTCTTAGGTTCGTCTGGCACTCTGATCGAAGGTAATAAACTCAAGGCATTGGTTCATAAAAGACCCCTAAGAGAGTCTAATGGTCTGTTTATGTATCAAGAACCACAAGAAGGACATTCTTACATAACCGTAGTGGATGTGTCAAGAGGTAAGGGACTTGATTATTCTGCGTTTCAAGTTCTTGATGTATCGAAGATGCCATATCGTCAAGTATGCGCGTTTCGTGACAACCATATTACACCAATAGAATATGCAGAAATCATACATAGAACAGTAAAACATTACAATGAATCTGTCGTTTTGATTGAGATTAACGACATCGGAGAACAAGTCTCGGACTTGCTACATTATGATTTTGAGTATGAAAATATACTATACACAGAATCAGCAGGGCGTTCTGGTAAAAGAATATCCTCTGGTTTCGGGAAAAATGTAGACAAAGGAATACGCACAACAAAAACCGTCAAGGCA